CCTGTGCCTTTTCCGATTCCGTCAGCCCAGCAAAGGCGGCCCGGCAGTCCATGAGGATATCATTCAACTCTCTCATAGAACCGTCCGCATTTGTTGTCTGGATGGTTACATCCCCGATGGCAGCACCACTGATCTTCAGCTCTCCCTGCAACTCTGTCATCATCTTTCTAAGGGATGTGCCAGCTTGGGAGGACTTAATACCGGCATTTGCCATCAAGCCGATTGCCAATGCAGTGTCCTCCGCCGTGTAGCCAAGCGCACCCGCAATAGGCGCCGCATACTTGAATGTCTCGCCCATCATGGAAACGTTGGTGTTGGCATTACTGGAAGCCGCAGCGAGGATATCTGCAAAATGCCCGGAGTCCTTTGCCGACAGGCCGAAAGCCGTCAGCGCATCGGTTACGATGTCCGAAGTGGTCGCCAGATCCTCACCAGATGCGGCGGCAAGGTTCATGATGCCCTCAATGCCGTCGAGCATGTCCTCTGTCTTCCAGCCCGCCATAGCCATGTATTCAAAAGCGGCTCCTGCTTCAGAAGCTGAGAACTTTGTCTTTGCACCCATCTCACGGGCTTTATCCCGAAGGGCATCCAGGTCTTTTCCTGTCGCTCCGGAAATAGCGGAGACTTTGGACATCTGCGTATCGAAATCCGTAGCGGTCTTCACCGCTGCTGTTCCTAGTCCCGCGATCGCCACAGTCGCCGGCATGAACTTCTTGCCCACATCGGTGACGTTATCGCCCATGGTCTTGAGCTTTTCACCCTTGGCCGCGATCTCCTGGACAGCCGTAGAGGACTGTTTTGCCTGTTCTTCCAGGCGCTTCAGTTCCTCTGTGGTCTCGATAATTTCGCGCTGAAGAGCATCGAACTGTTCCTGGGAAATCTCCCCGTTGGCAAGGGAGATGTTTGCCTGATCGGATGCCGTTTTGAGTGTATCCAGCTTTGTCCGGGTTTCGCTGATGGCGTCACCCAAAAGGCGTTGCTTCTGGGAAAGAAGCTCCGTGTTGGTCGGGTCGAGCTTTAAGAGTTTATCCACGTCCTTAAGCTGTGCCTGCGTATTTTTAACTTCTTTGTTGACGTTAGCGAGTGCTTTCGTCAAACCTGTGGTATCGCCGTCAATAGTGACGGTCAAACCGCGGGTTCTCACGGCCATTTGGAGTCCTCCTTTCCATCAAAAATGACCAGCTCACCACCGGTCGAAATCTTCCTGTGTGGCGAGCTGGCAGTATTCGCTCTGGCATTCGTCGTTCCGGCTCTCTGAAAACATATCGTTTACCATTCCGATAGTCAGAAGTTCGAGGTCCCGGAGGGATAATCCGATCTGCAGGCAGCGGAGCAAGAACAGCGGTGTGGTCATTGGGCGCTCAGTTGGGCGAAGTTTTTTTTACTCTCAATATCCGTCTGGACGTTCAGCCCCCACAGGTTGATGATCTCCGGAAGCACCTGATAGATGGAGAAGGTGTTGAACTGCTCCAGCCATTCTTCCGGGGTATCCGGCACAGACGCATCGGCATGCCTCGCCATCACATAGGCAATGTTCTCGAACAGTTCCAAGGAGAAGGTATCCAGTGTGGATGCCTCCTCCTTGCTGGTATCGATTGCTTTCTGCAAGACATCCAGGTCCTTGTAGATATCCCTGTGGAACTTGATACGATACAGTCTCGGTACTGCTGCCGATGCGCGGAAGATTACTTCCTTGCCATCAATTTCGATCTTCTTTGTCAGCGCCATCTCTTAGCCCTCCGCATTCTGTTCATCGACCACATTCTGAACCTCAGTCGGATAATATACCGACTGGTACCAGTTGTTATAGGTCGCCGTATCCGCGCTGTTGCCGGTCTTTGCCTTCACTTTGCCGTCAGGCAGAGGAGAAGCTTTCAGGGTAAGCGTCTCGGTCTGAACCTCCTTGCTCTCCTCGTTGGTCTTGCCCTGGATGCCCGGACGGGACGCCGCGCAGTTATACAGCACATGACGGATGTGCTTCTTATCACCGTCGAATTCGAACAACAGCGCAAATGCCTCCAGCTCCGATTCGGAGTTTTCGATCAGCACACCGTTATCGTCGAGTTCCTCATGCAGCACATCGGTACGGAAGGACTCCGGAATCATGGCCAGCTCCAGGTCGCCGTCATAGCCCATGTTGTTGTTGATGACGTAGTACACACGACCATCCGCATAGAAGTTCTCCGGTTCACCGTTTGCATCCAGCGAAAGGGATACCGCGCCGGGTACCGCCACAGGGGTGCCGAAGGACGGAACTCCCTGATCGGAGAGTGTCAGAAGAGCGTAATGCACGTTCTTCAGATTGAATTTCACCTTGTTATTGTTGTTGCCCATATAAGCTCCTCCTCTTAATCCGTCCTGGCCACTTCCGTGGAATACAGCACCTCGTAGAGCCGCTCCTCCGGAATCCAGGTCTCGGTCTTGTTATAAAAAAAGCCGTGCCGGTCAAGCACGGTTTCAACCCTGTTCTCCACATCTGGCTGCTTCCTGTCCGTGTACAGCTCGACATGAAGCTTATCTATCTTGAAGTACACCCGCCCATCGGCAGAGAAATTGTCTGAAGACGGAAACAGGAAAACCAGAAAAGGCGGATTTGGTGAATCACCCTCCGCAAAGTGATCGTATGCCAGGGGAAGACCGGTTTCCTCCAACATTTCCACGATCTCGTCATAGCTCATATCTTGATACTCCTTTGCAACTCGGCTTCCAGCTTTTCAATGGCGTTGTTAGTGGCGGGCTCGATATGAGGGATTGCTCTGACCCTGCCGCCGCCCCGCTTCGCATGGCCGTGCTCCAAAAGATGCGCAAGCATATACCGGCTCGGTGAATACACCTCTACCTCGATACTATCGGCATCCTCATGCTGTACAGCGGACTTCCAGGACTTCGCATAGCGACCACTTTTCACGGGCGCCGTTGAGTGAAGCTCTGTTGCGATATCCTTACCGGCCTTTTTGACGCCTTTTTTGATTTCGTCCGCGCCGAGATTCTTGATATCTTCCATGATCTCCATGACGGCATCGGCCATCTCGTCAACGGTCACTCTCCGGTTTGCCATTGCCTTATCTCTCCCTCAGCTCTGTATGAAATTTGCGGCTGTTCTTCTTGAAGCCCATCTCATCGATGGACGTAATATCGTAGATGCGACCGCCCAGAAGAATACGGTATTCCTTCGAATTGATCGCAGCTGTCTCGGAACAATAGCGGACTGTGATATCCAGAAGGTCTGATTCCTGCGTGGACGCGGCATTGTGTGTCTCCTCTATGCTCCGTCCGCTTGCGACACAGGTCGCCCAGCAGGAGAAGTAATTCTCCCACACGGAGATATGATTCTGATATTTATCCTTGCGGGTCACGTTTTTCTGGATAGTAATTCGTACCCTCATTCCTGCGATGTTCATCAAATCGCTCCTTCCCGGATACCAAAAAGGAGCGACCGCAGTGTGAGTGTCAGTGCGTGATGGTCCGCATCTTCCCGGTGCTCGTACAGATAGCCAACGGCGTAGAGGACAGCCACATGCAGGGTTTCCCGGATATCTTTCAGTCTGGCTCTGCTGTAGTTTTTGGAGCTGCACTTGTCCGAATCGACATCCGCCCACTGCTCATCCGTCAGCCGTGCCACGTCCCGGCACAGATTCCCGGCAGCGGAAAGTAGACTTACTATGACCGCATCCTCATCTGCGGTATCCACGCGCAGGTATTCTTTTGCCTCATCCAATGTGATAAACTTCATGGCATCCTCCTACTTGCTTTGCGATGAAGAACGCAGGAGATTTCGGAGCGCCACCACAAGGGCGCGGTGATCCGATTCCTCCCAGTGTTCATACAGATATCCCAGGGCGTAGAGCATTGCTGTCCTGAGAAGGCTCCGCAGTTGGAGAATCTCAGCCACAAGGATTTCTGTTCCCCGGAGGGTCATGACCTCTGTCATCTCATCGCAGACTGCGTTCCACTCCGCCGCGCTCATCCGAGCCACATCTGCCGTGATCTTTTCAGCGGAAACCAGGAGGCTTGCGATCTGGTCATCGTCCACGTTTTCGCCTGCGCGGAGATAGCCCCTTGCCTCCTCCACCGTAACCATGCTCATTTCACAAGCCTCCCCCTTGTTC